GGTCCACACTTGCAGCGTCAAAATTGCACTGCAAGGGCAGGTGACGGAGTACCTCTTGGTACGCCTGAATCTGGCGCACCCATGAACGGAGTAAGTCGACGTCCTTCGGACTTCGGCTGGGTCTCAAGTCTCCTAGCGTATAGAACGCTGGGAGGCGTGGAAGGTCTGCGACGAGTGCTAAGCACTCATCTACCAGATCCCATGGTCCCCCGAAAGGGTTCACGAGATCCGATCCCTTCTCTGCTTTCACAAGCTCGGAAAGGATAGCCTCCGCGCGCTGGACAGCATCGGCCGTTTCCCGAATAATACCCGGGAAACGAACCTTTGTACCCCCAAAGCTTGTAAAAGCGTTTGGGCTGGGCGGGAATGTAATTCCCACACCAGGGTCTTCAATCTGGAAACCCAAATCTTCGGCCATGACTGAGTCGTAGTCGAAGGTAGGGGCACCCATATCAATGTCCCCCAGATATGGAGCATATGAGTCCTCTATTATAGGCCATAGGGCCCTGTAATATGACCGTAGCACCTCGCGTCCAGGAGCAAGCTCCTCCGCGGGTGGGATGTAACCCCTCTCAGGGTAGTTAAGGATCCATTGTATTGGACCCTTACGCCATGAGAGAGGGAGGAGGTCAAACTCCTCCATACCATCCCTCCATTCACTGTACCGAATCCGCGAATCATTCAATTCATTGAGTCTGTCCCTAAGCATTCCAATGGTTCTACGAACCGTTGAAATTGCGAAGAGCAGTTCAATTTCTTGAAGCTGAGACGCGGTCTCGGTGTCCAGACTACCTTGGTCTCCGGCCAATGCCTGTACCTTATCTTGCAAAGCAAGTAAGAAGGGCTTAGATCCGGACCCTTGGAAGCCTAGGCGGGCTAACAGCCTACCAGCGCAACCAAAGGCACTGACCAGGGCGGTTTGGACTACACCTCCCAATTTCCCTTTCTCCCACATTGCCTGCGCACGCACATAGTGCTTACGAGGAATGAGAAGCCTAAGGAAACGGGCGATGGAGGTTTTATCCTCCATGTACCCCCTAGAGTAGGCTCTGAGAGCCAGCTCAAGGCGCTGAGAAAAAGATCTCACCCCTAGCTCCTCTTTCAAGGAGAGTGGGCTTATATTTTTGCCATCGAGATAAACTTGAGAAGCAAAAATGAAAAGCTTGCCGTCTAGCGTTTTCGCCGGACTGACGGGTACGTGCAGATCCTCACACACCTCACGGTACTTCGCAGCAACCGCTGAGTCTCCCGTAACGTTATCGTCACCGAGGACCCTGTACATTGTGAAATATACAGGATCATGGCCCGCCTTCATAGCAGCGTACAGCTCCAGTGCATGGTGCACCAGAGCCATACTTGCCCATGAAGACAGGGTGCCCATCGGTTGCCCTCTTCCATAGCGGACGTATCTGCCACGGAGTGAGGGAACCACAAGGTCCGAGTCCGGAACAAGAAACCACCGATCAGTCAGTAGATGGATCCATAGATCTACTGTCTTATCAGGGAGCACACCTCGTAAGACGGCCTCGTACAACGCGAGTGGAATCAGATCAGTAGCCGACTTTAGGTCGATACTGTGGTGCATTTCTACACCAGCCCTGCAGGTTTGCAGGACATATGAACGGAGGGATTCCTCCTGATTGAAAGTCCCGTCTGTCGGAAGACAGGCGAGAACAGACATCATCCAATCGTGTACCGGTTTCATTAAACGCTGGGTCCAATAGTCCACTATTGCAATAGTTCGGACTTTTCCCGCTGGCTCAGGAATTAACCCAAGCCGCGAGGTCTGAAGTGATTCAGACGGATTTAGTTCTTTGAAGCCGACCTTACCATGGAAAGTAAGGAGACGACGCCGGGCCCAAGAGGTGGACTCTTCGATAAGCTGAATCGTTCGCTCATCTCCAACATGGCGGGCCCACTCTAGAGGCCAATGCACGGGACTACAGTCCCATGCAAGGGCATCTAGAGGCGCACCCAGTATCGCTACTGAGTGATTGGGGCCACCACGCTGTGGTAAAGACAGGGGTTTGTCCGCCGGAAGGCAGAAGTCAGGAGACAGCAAGGACACCTTCTTCTCGTCCTCGAGGTAACTTTTGATTACCCGAGGCCAGAAGACATACTTACAGAAGTTTGAAAAATCATCCAAACTCTCTGCCGGTATATGAGGGTGAGGATCCGTGACTGATCGCAGATCCTGAGCCTCATGTGTCCCCTTAAAAGCGCTATAGCTCTTAAGGACACCTTCCATCATCCTGATGGTTGGATAATGCCTCTGCGCGATCAACCTCCGTAACAACAGAGGAATGATTCGCGGCAGACCTGACCGAGCCATCCCAACGGGCTCACCCAGAAGGA